GGTCACAAAGTCCAGAGCTCCACGGTTAAATCCAGCAGGAGCAAACCACGGGAAGGCTACCTTATCATTGAAGCCCAACGTGGACAAAGCTGCTACCGAAGAAGGCACCTTGACGACCTGATTATTGATCGGATCGTTGATGAAGACATCAGGGAAGAACGTCGCCCCATAATTGTTGTCTAGGGCCCTTGACTCAAACTGTTCCGAAGTCTCACGAACATCCGGGCGCTTCAAGGAATCTCCATATAGTCTGTTTTGATCTTGATCGTAGTGAATCAGATCCAGCAGGTAGATGGCCATCGAATACGCTTTTGTTTTATCTAAAGCATGATCGGTAACAAACGACTCCCTGACTCCAGGGACCGTCAAAATATTGATGTTGACAGTCATCGGATCGGTCATGATATCGACAGCAGTGCGCATGGAGGCGATGTTATTGTTGAGTCGACCTTCTCCTGACTGGTTCAATCCACTAACCTGTGCTAAGCCGTTACCGTTACCGCCTACCATCAGAGTGATCGCGCCGGCTTTTCCGCCAGTGTCCGAGGAGAAGGCTCTGTCCAAGAACAGTGCCTGGTCTACATCTGTGATGTTCACTCCATCGAAGCCACCATAAAAAACGTTGGTGAACTTCGCAAAGTCAGTAAACCGATTGAAGACCACAGAGCTGGATGCCAAGAGCGATGCCAGCGTGAAGCGGTTAGCCAGCAAACCATCACTCACCGTGTAAGTGTTGCGATCCGGGGCACCATTACGGATGTATGCTGCTTCTTTCATGCAATCACTGGCGGTACCAGTGACAAACGTAGGCACTTGAGACAACACGTTGTTAGGTGAAGCTGCGCTCAACGCCACTCTCGCTAGCGTAAATTTATTGCTATTGAAGACGTCTTTACCGCTACCAGTAACCAATACATCGAGCTTCTGAATGCCAGCAAACTTAGTATACGCCCGAACCAGAGGGTTGATCGAACTTCCCACATTGGAATTGAGAATAGCATTCGGGGTTGATCCTCCGGCTTCGGACGAAGACAGAGGCAGCGACATCGTCTTGACGCCCCAATAGAATCTGCCATCAGTTCTTTCGTTGTTTCCAGGAAGACCCACATAGGCAGGAGACGTCGAGCTGTCCACATCTCCTCGGGTGACTTTAAATCTCAGCGGCATCGGGGGCACTAAAGACCCAGAAAGAGACGGTTGGGCGCCGGCATTTTTCATTCCACCGACGAGGCGCCTAGTGGCCGTGTCACCGAGTGTCCTGCCGTTATCATCCTTGAGGGCGGTAGCAGCTACGTCAGTCATAGTATCATTGGTCTTGAGAACCGAAGCTCCGCGGAAACCAAAAGGCAAACTCTCTTGAGGGATGTCTTCCTCTTCTACAGCCGTATGCATGACCACTCTAATACGGCTGGAAACATTGGGATATTTTCCACCGATTACGAGCCGGCGCTCATCCGGATCTTCTTGATCAAAATCAAAGCTCACCTTCTTATCACCAATTTGCCTAGCGATGTAACGCTCAGAGTTGGGATTGAGATTGCATTCAGCATACCTCTCTATTATCTCGGTATTAGTATCCTTATCGTTGAAGAGCCTTACCTGCACTTCGAAACTACCAAATTTATCATTGTTGTCTGTGCTGGCTCGCAAGGTAGCAATCGAAATCTTGAACTTGGAATTTGCGTGTGCTCCGTCCGACAGCGTCTCAAAATGGAACAACGGATACTCCATCGTGCCGAAGGGCTGAGAGATAAACATAGTGGTTTTTGGAGTCGTGTATCTGGTATCGAAACGACCGAAGGCGTCCAAGAAATTCTGTGTTGTGTCTCCTGAATCTGCAGACTTTCTAGTAACTGATCCAGAAAGAAGCGTGACGGGCTGGCTATCAGTACCAGCTAGCTCATTCTCAATGGCGAGATCTTGATACAGCACGTGACCGATCGATTGGAACTTGAGAGGATCGGTGTTCAATACCTTTCCTACGTAGTTAGAATCGTTCGGATCCAAGGACGCAGTCAAAATCCTAATTCCAGGATTACCTTCTGCGTTTCCGAAGGCTGCGCCGCCCGTCGAAGAACTCAACACCAGCTTGAAGTAGCGAGACTTCGAAAGGGGAGTACCTGCCACCGCGCCAGCAGTCGTCGTATATCTTGCCACGTTGGCTTGAGACCAGGAGGCCGAGGCGTTCAGGATCTGTATCTTGCTCCCCGTAGAATTCAAGATGACTCCACGGATCAGCCTCACGGTATCCGAAGCGCCATCGCGGCCGCCAAGATTGTAAGAACTGTTATCAGTGAAGATGGGGTACCCCACGGCCTCGTCGACCGGCACTGTATGAGATGCAGCGATGAATTGCACAATCCCCTTAGGGTTGAGGTTCTTGGTGCCATCACCGCCGGCGGAACCAGTTATTCGGAAGCCGGCATTCTTTACAATGCCCTGAGTTTCCGTATTAGAAAAGTCTGAAGAGCTCTCGTTCGCTCCGGCTCCGAGGACCCGGAGGTACGTAAGAGAGGTTCTGTGGTTCAAGAATTCACGTACTGCGTAAGGCCCAAAACGATCTGGGTCTAGAGTACCGAACCTAGTCTCAAAATCAGCAAATGAACCAATAGTTACTGGTACGAATGCCGGTCCACGGTCCGCTGTACCAATTACGCCGGCCGGAGTACCGCTCGGAGCAGTAACTCTTGCCGATAAATCTATTTCTTGCTCAAAAAAGCCAGGTGAACGAAAAATTTGCTCAGCCATCTTATCTCCTAAGGCGATCTACGTCTAACATGTCTATAAGTATGATGTGAAAGACAAAGAAATAGCTCGTAGCGCTTCATCAACCAGTTATTACTCTGAATAAATATCAATTTTCAGAACTGTCTCGCCGCTGCGCCTATTTCTGGACTTCACAAAAACTTTTCTAGTGCGCTCTTCGCCCGTAAATGGGTTCTCTTCTATCTTTACGGTTTTAACATCACTCCTAGTCTCTGCGCCTCCTACATCTGCAACAGGCTGAGATCGCAAAGAGTCTGGTGCATAGGGGTGTGCAATTGCTTGCCCTGGGGGCGGATCGCCGATGCTTCTGACGTCATCCAAGATGTAGGCAGTGGAATCACCAGACGGGATGTTGGCTGGCGGGTTATTTGCATATGCCTCGAGATTAAAAATCTCTCCTGTGAAACTCAAATCTGGTGCCGAAACGTACTTTCGCAGCACGTTTTGTGAGCCTCCAAAAGCAGATCCTACAATGTAGGCAGGAACATTAACCGTAAAGGAATACCTAACCATTCTTTCGCTGTCTGTGAAGTCATCAAAATTGTTCCCAGGCGACAGCGCGTCGTCGATATATCCGACGAACCAATAGCCCTTCGGCGTTTCCAAACGAAATGCCCTCTGGGAGTACGCTTGATATAGAGACATCAAGGCCATGATCATGTCATTCATTTGTACCGTATATTGAGTCCAAAACGTCACCTCGTATGCCGCAGCATAATACTTTGGAGGGGGCATCGTGATGACTTCGAATATGTTTCTCTTGAGGTCTGGCTCTAGCACTCTATCGTGCAAGGTGTCCATTGTCTTTTCCATTGACGGGCGACGAGTAGCTACTTTGCCTGGGAGGCTTCCAGTGAGCGGATTTTGGAATTGAGCATTTGCTCGAGAAGCCAAGTTGTCCGAATTCAGAAAGCCCTGCTTGTTAATCAACCTTTGGTATATCGGATCCTTAGGGCTCAACCTGGTCTTTACGGTCAGCGGTGCATTTTGATTAGTGCCAGCTCCCATAGTAGGCGATTGGGTGACGCCAGTACGCATGATCGAAATGAGTGGTAGAATCAGTGCTCCAGCCCTATCTCGCAGCGGCTCCTTGCGTCGTAATACCGCAAAACGTTCGCCAGTAGCAAATATGACAGGCGCACGGCGCTGGCCGCTTTGGTGTCTATAGTTGAAAGGCAATTGTTTATCAAAGAGGTCAAACAGAGAACGATCTACATCTTCTATAGTGCAACTAGGGACGTCCAGATCATCAGGGATAGAATACCCTTGTTGTATTTCGGCCGTGGACTTGTGGCTATCATCCCTTCTAGTCGACATTCATCACCTCCCTAGGAATCGCTATAAAACGCTGAGTCTATAGTTCCAATTTCGTTTTCCGAACGATCCCCGCCAGCTTCGGACACTTGGGCTGGGCCGCTAATGGGCTCAGTCACAGTACCTCTTCGTTGTAACGATCGCACGTCTCCAGTTGGGCCGTCCGCATTCTCTGCGAACCCTCGTTGTTGCACGAATTTTTCTTGAACTGCGTCAGGATCCGTATAAGCCTCGCTAGTTGGGCCGAGGGGAATCTTGTCTATCAATCCCATCCGCGCCTGCTTACCAACTATCTTCAAACCAACGCTGTGTTCTATTTCGCCGTATACTGTACTCTCAATGATCGCACTCGTTATCTCAAAGAACGTATCTCCATAACTAAAGTAATCACCTGTTTGGGGGTCTAAATCTTTATCTAGCAAGTCTCTTTCGTGCAAAAACACGTTCACTGTCCACAGCTCCTCAGATCCGTAACGGCCGGTAGTCACTACAGCCGGCTCCCATTCTATCCTAGCATCGATCACAACGGGTGGATCAAACACTTTGTTCACCGCCTCTTCGTAAACATCGTGGATGTTCGAGAGGTCCTCCCGGGCCTTATAAAAATAGATCTTTTGCCCAGCGACGTCTTTGATGATCTCTTTAGTGAGATCAGAAATGAGATCTACTTCACGAGGCGTGATGAATAGTCTAGACATTCATCACCCCATTATCACGGCTCGGCCGTTGGGGATCGGAATATTACGCAGAATTCGAGTGAGGTTTTCACTAGCAGCTGCTTCGTCTTCAAGCATTGCACTGTAAGTCAGTTCATCCACCATTGCAGTCAAGCTTTCTCGTAAAGAGCCCTGATCTTCTCGGCCCAAAGATACCAGCTCAGTTCCATTGAGAGATAGATCTGCCCCTGGAATAGGAACCGACGCGAATTTCGAGCGTATGAAGCCTAAAAGTTCAGTCGACAAAGCCAAAGTGTATTGCCTTACCCACTGCCGGCCAATCGAATTAATCCTAGTATAGAGCAAGTTACCAAACGGAACATTGGATAGATTGCTGACTCCATAGATCGTATCATCATTGTATGATGGATTCATAGGATCTGGGCTGAATCCCACTCTGACCCATATTTTTTTGGGTTTAACTGGAGTTCCAGTAGGCATCGGAAAAATCCTAATCTTGGTCCCTGAGATCTTATACGAATAGTTGCTCCGTCGAACGCGAGTAGACAGATCTAGTTGGCCTCCTCGTAGCACGTCTTCGAAAACCGGAAGAATATAAAATATAGTCTCTGGCGTAAACGACTCAAACGCAAACTCATTAGCAAGATAATTTACTGCACTGGAGGTGTCAAAGAACCTGTATGCATTTGAGGGAGAAAAATGAAAAACTTCCATTATCTTCATTTTAGTCTGTGGACTGTTGGTCGCATTCGAAAATATGGTGTTCCCTGAAGCATCCAAGAGGTCTGTGTACAGATCGTAGTCTTGCACATCTTTTGTCATGGTAATGGAACCGCTAACAGTATTGTAAGACCCTCCTAAGCCGGCATCCATAGCATAAGGCTCCGCTCGTCGTAGCATGAACTCAAAGTTTTCTCTTGGGAACTTTTGTTCACTGCCGCTCAAGAGAGAGCCAGTTGCCATTCCTAACAGGTTTGCTAATTGAGACTTCGCTTGGTGTTCATTGATGATCGCACCATACACACAAAAAGACTCTTCGAAACAAGCCCAAATCTGTTTTTTAGTCAGCTCAACTGACAGAATGTCATCGCCCATCTTGCGCTTGACAAAGGTGACCATGCTGTCGGCTTCAGCTTGGAAGTCAACATCAGAATCAAAGAACCCGAACGGAGTCGGGTTTGTCGTATTAGCAAACGTAGCCATCTACGCAATCTCCTCTGTGTTACAAAGCATTAGCCTCTTCTTCTATCGTTAGCTCTGGTTCCTGTCTCTTGGCGGTGACGCTTAACTTTTACTGCAGTCGGCGCCGGCGGTGCTTCAACCACCGGAGTAGCTTTACGTCGACGGCGAGGCCTTCTCCTCGTAGTCTTGGGAGCAGGAGCTTCAATTTCAGTTTCAATTTCAGTTTCAATATCTTCGCCTTGTGGCTCGGTCTGCTCGACCTCTTCTTTCTTTCTAAACGGCATCTTCTTCTCCTTATATTACCTTCATCAGCCAAATATAGGCTGCCATGCCAAACTGCACTACCGCAAATATTGTCACTGCTTTGGTGCGAAATATCCTCAATTCATCCATCGATTGTACTAAATCCTTGAGTTGGGTAGGAGATATTACATCATCGACTTTCTCTTTCCATAAGCGCAGCTCGTCGACTTTGTCTTCTCGAACTTGCATCTTTGCAATGTCTTGTCTGACTTCTTGCAATTCAGTTTTTAGGCCGTCGATGCCATCCGAAAGGGTTTCGAGCTCTTTTAGGACCAGCTTAGAATATT